TATGCCGCGGCCAAACAAGGACGCACTTGAACAGGCGAAGATTGATACAAAGGAGATCCTTACAACAACACACCCCATGGGAGATGTGTCTCAGGTTTTGACAATAGAATCAGAGATACGTCGAACATGTCGTGAGATTTTTAAGAAGAAGATCACACTTAAAGATCTTCACAAACCTTATGCTCCTTCTATTAGGGCCAATTATACTAATTCACGTAGTGAATTTGGTACTTTGGGTACTCTTTTTGAAAGTGGTGTGATGGGGAGTGATGTTTTGAGCGAAGAGAGTTCCATCAGGCAACTCTATGACTCTGTAATAGATTACAATAATGCTGAGGAGATGGAGGAGGATGAGTTACGTTACATGAAGATAAGTCCTGGCTTCCGAAAGGTGGTCGAGGAGCGTTATTCGAAAATATATGAACATGTACGTGTGTGCGCGTTGAGTGAAGATGCCGATGTAGAACTTGTTGCTCTACCGGAGTCATTGAAAGTAAGAGTCATCTCTAAGGGACCCGCTTTGACTTACTTCGTACTCAAGCCAGTGCAGAAATTTCTTCTAAAACAAATGAAGAAGCATCGATGCTTCAAACTTGTTGGAGAAACTGTGACAGACACCTTTCTTGAAAGTGTGTTTAAAGGGACACTAGGGCAATTCCATTCATTGGATTATAAGTCAGCTACTGATTTGCTGAACCCTCGTATGTCTGCTGTTGCAGTTGAAGAGATTTGTGACGCTGTAGGAATGCCAGATGATCTTAGGATCCTGTTTCATAAAGCACTAACAGGGCATCTGGTAGAGGGGACTCCACAAGTTTGGGGTCAACTCATGGGATCAATTGTGAGTTTTATTATTTTATGTGTGATCAATATGGCAGTGATTCGTTACTGTTATGAGCGATCTGTAGATCTTCTGTCTGGTACGTTTGATCATCTTAATTTCTTCGGTGTGGACGAAATTCCCGCTGTGGTAAATGGAGATGATGGTTTAGTACGTGCTAGTCCGGTTTTCAACGATTTGTGGCAAGAGTCCGCTTTAGTAGCTGGTCTTGTTCCTTCAATTGGAAAGGTCTATTCACATGACACATATGCTAATATAAATTCTACATCATATACTATTGTTGGGGACAAGTTTCACTTAGTAAAGTACGTCAACATGGGACTTCTCATGGGTCTAACAAGATCCGGTGGGAAAGAAGGTGTTGTCACTCGGAAAGGTGAAACCAACAATGATACGAATCCGTTTCATAAGTCTCTTGGTGCTCGTCACCATGATTTAATGAAGTTCTGTCCTTTTGAGTTGCGTTTAGCAGCTCATGAGGCGTTTCTTCGTCATAATTTAGATTCATTGAAACAGGCCCATGTTCCGTGGTATATTCCTGAACAGTTGGGAGGTGTCGGTTTAATGCCGTTGATTGATTATTCTGGTGATGATTTTGATTCTCTTACGAGGTCTTATTCTGTTACTAGTACTGGTCATATTTGCGGTCCGAATCGTTTGGAAGTATTTGCTTCTTATGGTCTTATTGATCGTATCAACAAACAATTTTCCGTGGGAAAAGTCCCATCACTTCAGCCTGTTCAGACTAGATCCATTTGGCAACCTTCTGTGAGTCGTTTAGACGCTCACGGGAGGCGCACAAAGATTTCTGAGTCAGATGCAAGTTTTCTTGATCTGTCTACATTTTATCTTGCTCCCTCTGCTGTTATGAATACCATCGGTTCTGAGAATCGAAATGAGCGTATTCATACAAATCAAAGAGTTTGGGAATCTTTATCTAGGCTTCATAGTGACTTTTCACTTTCGGGTGATCAGTTGTTCTTGGATTTCTAGGTAGAAAGGAACCATCTAGCTAAATCTAGCTCGTAATTGAGGTGTCGGCGTGAGCGTCGTTTTGACTCGTGATTACACGGTCGCACAACTAGACATGTTAGTCTTCTGGAATCTCACTGAAAGGTGCGGATTTTGGGACCGGCGTTTGTTTTCCGTCG